TCATCCTCAAATGACAACTGCACAGAAACAAGCATACTCAATACTTTTCAAAACAATTAAAAAAGAGCAACCATTGGGTGGTGATGTAGCACAAGAGGTGCTATCAAAACTATTCCAACAAGTTGTAGGTGAGGACATAGCTAACTTAGGCTTTGACTATGTGAACGGTGTGCAAAGTAGCCTTGAGCCACTTCGACTATTGCTAGAACAACACAATGATGATTTTACCCCTGACTTAAATGTAGAATGGGATGACATTGAGATTGAAACATTGTTAGCCAAGAATGATCTTGAAGCTAGATGGCATTTCAACATACCTTCACTCACACGTATGATTAATGGTGTGAATGCTGGACATTTAATTGAAGTGGGTGCTAGACCCAATACTGGTAAAACATCTTTCCATGCAAGTATGATTGCATCACCAAACGGTTTAGCACATCAAGGTGCAAACTGTATTGTGTTATGTAACGAAGAGGGCAGTCACAGAGTTGGTGCAAGATACCTTACTGCAGCCACTGGTATGACTATGCAACAAGTAAAAAAGAATCCGTCAAGAGCACGAGACTTGTATGCACCAATAAAAGATAAAATTAAAATTAAAGATGCTACTGGCAGAGATATGTCATGGGTAGAAAGTGTGTGTAAATCATACAAGCCTGATGTGTTACTGCTTGATATGGGTGACAAGTTTGCTCGGTCACAAGGCTTTGCAAGAGCAGATGAAGCACTCAAAGCAAATGCGATACATGCAAGACAGATTGCCAAACAACATGAGTGTGCAGTCTTTTACATGTCACAACTGTCTGCTGATGCAGAAGGCAAAGTTTTACTTAATCAATCTATGATGGAAGGCAGTAGAACGGGTAAAGCAGCGGAAGCAGATCTTATGATATTGATAGCTAAGAATCCACCCAAGCAAGATGACGGTGACGTAGAAGATTTACAAAGGCATTTAAATATCGTAAAGAATAAATTAACAGGTTGGCATGGTGTCATAACTTGTGAATTGAATTATAAACTAGGAAGGTATGAATCTTGATCGAAGTCACTGTATCGGAAGATATGTTTCTCAAAGCTAGAGAGAAAGCAGTTGAAGTAGGAAGATTGACAAACTCCATTTTAAATGGTGGTGGAAACTTAGCAGGTTTCATAGGAGAACAGATTGTATTGTTTGTGTTAGGTGGTGAATGGGATAATACATACAACTATGATCTATTAATAAATGGCTACAAAGTAGATGTTAAAACTAAACAAACAAGTGTCACACCCTTACCACACTATGAGTGTAGCATTACAGAATACAATGCAAAGCAAGAGTGTGACTATTATGCATTCACAAGAGTTAAGAAAGACTTTAGTGTGGGTTGGTATCTTGGTGTTATGAAAAAACAAGAATACTTTGATAAGGCAACCTATTTAAAAAAAGGGGAAGTTGACCCTTCCAATAATTATACTGTAAGGGCAACATGTTTTAATTTACCAATAGATAAATTGCAGGAGAGATTAGAATGAAGTTGGTAGTAGATGTAGAAAACACAGTAACCAAACGAGATGGTAAGATGCACCTCGATCCATTCGAGCCATCAAACAAGTTAGTCATGGTAGGGTGTTTAGATGATCGAGGTAATGAATATTTATTTAATATGGATGGGACTTATCAAAACAATTACGATGTAACAATCCAAGAATTACTAGACCAAGCTACTATCCTAATCGGTCATAACATTGCTTATGATCTTATGTGGCTTTGGGAGTCGGGGTTTAAGTATGACGGTCCTATATTTTGCACCATGCTTACAGAGTATGTTTTGCAAAGAGGTATTAAAGAACCTTTGCATCTAAAAGATTGTGCAGAGAGATATGATTTAAAGACAAAGAAAGAAGACACGTTAAAGAACTATTTTGCCCAAGGCTTCGCTACAGATGAGATTCCAAGAGCAGAACTGTCAAGCTATCTTTCAGCAGACTTACATGCAACACAACAACTAAGCGATAAACAATACTATAGATTGAATACACCAAAAGATGCTGGATTGATGAATACTGTTTTGTTCACTAACAAAGTGTCTGTTGCACTTGCAAAGATATACAAACGAGGATTCAAGGTAGATGTAGATACTCTTGAGTCTGTCCAACAAGAATTTCAGAATGAAAAGAGTGAGATAGAAAAAAGATTACAAGTGCAAGTGAAAGAACTTATGGGTGATACACCTATTAATTTAAATAGTCCAGAACAGATGTCATGGATTCTCTATAGTAGAAAACCAAAAGATAAATCCACGTGGATGAATAACTTTGCACATGCTATGGAAAAAAGTAGTTTCAATCAAACTATAAAAGATAATACCGATATAGTTTATAAAACAAAAGCACAAAAGTGTAGAACTTGTATTGGATCAGGTGTAATTAGAAAGGTGAAAAAGGATGGAACTCTTTATGCTCGATTACCTAAATGTCCTGACTGCAATGGGAATGGCTATTCTTTTATTTCTGTGGGGAAAGTAGCAGGATTCAAATTTAATCCACCAAATGTAAAGTGGGTAAGTGCTAATGGTTTTAGTGTTAATAAAAAAATGTTAGAAGTACTACAACATGTAACAAAAAGAAATGACAGTGTAGCCGCATTTAACTTCTTAACTGATATACAAAGACTATCAGCATTAGACACATACTTATCTTCATTTGTAGAGGGAATAAAAATTCATACTAAGACAGATGGAATGTTACATGTAAGACTTTTACAACACAGAACATCAACAGGAAGATTTAGTGGTGCTGATCCTAACATGCAAAACATGCCAAGAGGTGGCACATTTCCTGTTAAAAAAGTATTTGTTTCTAGATGGCAAGGTGGGAAGATTCTAGAAGCAGATTTCGCACAGTTGGAGTTTAGAACTGCAGCTTATTTATCACAAGACAAAACAGCAATGAAGGAGATACAAGATGGCTTTGACGTTCATGCATACACTGCTAGTGTCATTACGGAATCAGGTCAAAAGATTACGAGGCAAGAAGCGAAAGCTCACACCTTTGCCCCTCTCTATGGAGCAACAGGATTTGGGAGAACGACTTCTGAAGCAAAATATTACGAACAGTTTACAAAAAAATACAAAGAAATCGCACTATGGCATACCCGATTGGCTAAAGAGGCTTTAAACACACAGAAGATTAAAATACCTTCTGGTCGAGAGTTTTCTTTCCCGGATGTTAAACGAAGAACAAACGGTGGTGTGTCTCACTTTACACAAATAAAAAACTACCCAGTACAAAGTTTTGCCACTGCTGATATTGTCCCTTTAATTTTATTAGCTATTGATGATCAGCTACAAAATTTCAAATCATGTATTGTAAATACAGTGCATGATTCTATTGTTATTGATGTGCATCCAAGTGAAGAAAGAAATGTGATCGACATAATAAACAATACAAATGAAAATATGAAAGCAATAATTGATACCAAGTATGGTATTGATTTTAATGTGCCTTTGCTCTTGGAAGCAAAGATAGGGGACAACTGGCTTGACACTAAAGATGTCTCTTGATATAACTATAAGACTTTTTAAGGAGTTACAATGAGCGAATTAGCAAATTTAAACGTAGATAATTACGAAGACTTAGCTAGAGCAATGGGAATGGCTACAGAGAAAAAAGCACCCAAAAAAACTAGCACATTAAATAGATTAAGAATTTGGCACTCACCTATTATGGGTAAGGTTGAGGTTAATGGTAAACCCACAAACGTAGAAGTTATTGAGGGTGGAGCTTATAGGTTAGAGGTTGTAAGCGAAGATTCTTCTTTTTACATTTTTTCCAAGAATATTACCATAAGACCTTTCATGCAGCGTTTCATGCTAAAAAGATATGTTGCTAATCAGGGTGCTAAAGGTGGAGAGAAAAAAGGCTCTTTCCACAGAACCATCATGGCTGATAGTCTCAACATTGATCTGAAAGATAACACAGGTAGGTTCAACTGTGGTAAGCCATCAGGTTATGTTGAAGACTTTCAAGCCTTGCCCAAAAGCACACAAGATTTAATAAGACAAATCAAACGAGTACGAGTGCTCTTTGGAACAGTATCTATGGAAGATCCCGTAGATGAAAAAGGTGTCCCTGTTGAAAACTTTTCAGATTCTCCTTTCATTTGGGAAGTTGACAACAAGGATGCTTTTAAAACTTTTGGTGATTTATTCTCAGAGTTATCAGAGAAGTCTAGATTACCAATTCAACATGCTATGCATCTAAATGGTACACATGCTAATCAGTTACCTAATGGTAGTTCATTCTACACACCTATTGTTGAAGTTGATTACACTGAGTCGTTTGAAATAAACGATGAAGATAAAAAACTTTTTGGTGAGTTTAGCATGTTCATAAAAGGTTTTAACGATTGGGTTTGTAAAGAGTGGGATACTAACGTACAAAAAAGACAAGGTGATGTTAGTGAAGCCGATCAAGAAGTAATAGAGGATTTCATTGATATTGATACAGAAGAAGTACAGTGATATCCAACAACCCATTTAGGGTACATAATATAAACTACTTATCCCCAAGTAGCATCAACACCTACATCACAGATCCACCACAATGGATTATGAGATATCTATTTGGCATTAGATCAGATAGTGGTGCTGGTGCTATTCGTGGTATTGCACAAGAGCATGTGTTAGCACAGAAATATGAAAAAGGTTCTTTTGATTTTTTAGAACTTGATACTAAGTTTATTGGTCTTTGTGGCGAAGCTGGTATTGATCTAAATGATGAGAAGGTAAAAAAAGAACGTAACACTTTAGCTAGTTTTGGTGAGGTGCTAGATAAAAATTTTAAATATAAAAACTTAGAAAGTTATCAACAAAAGGTAGAGGTACAGTTGGATGATTTACCTATACCTATTATTGGTTACATAGATTTTTTATTTAAAGATACAATAGTGGATTTGAAGACAACAGTTAGAATGCCATCAAAGCCTACAGAGGCACAGATGAGGCAGATGGCTTTGTATTCAATGGCATATCCAAAGAAGAAAGTAGATTTGTTTTTTGCATCACCGAAGATGCACAAAAAATTCAATCTTAAAAATTTGTCATTGCATAAAAAGCAACTCCAAACAGTGGCATTTAGTATTCAAAGATTGTTATCACTGAGTGAAGATAAACATTATATTGCTTCTTTATTCTTTCCAAATGTTGACTCGTGGATGTGGTCATACAAAGCAAAGCAAGATGCTAGTCAAATTTGGAGTTTAAAATAGATAACGAAGATAAATATAAAGGTGGTCTAGAACTTAGTATAGCAATGAAGTTACATACAATTAAGGCTAATTTTGAGTATGAAACTATAAAAATACAATGGCAAGATTTGTGTTACAGAACATATAAACCTGATTTTATTTTAGATAATGGCATAATTATTGAAGCAAAGGGACACTTTACAGCGGCACATAGAAGAAAGCACATAGAGGTAAAAAAACAACATCCTAATTTAGATATACGTTTTGTTTTTGGTAACAGTAAAAACAAGTTATATAAAGGATCAAATACTACTTATGCAAAATGGTGCATAGAACAAGGTTTCTTATACCATGACAGAATCATACCAGAGGCATGGTTAAAGGAAAAGGGGAAGAACAAACATCCAAAATTTATTAAATGTACGTAGGAGGTACAAAATGATATATAGAAAAAAACCTAATGCTATTTATATAGAGTTAGATCCAAAAGTAGATGGGTCATATTGGACTGGTGAGGTTGTATTAAACATAATCGCCCATCCCGACTCCAAATTAGACGCAGAGAGCAGAGCTAGTCTCATGCACTTGACACAGTTGGTAGCATCCTCTGTGCCTATCATGGACTTAGATCCTACCATATTAACTAAGTTAGAAAACTTCTTAGAGTCTTTTGTTAAGAGTAAGTTTGTAACTAGAGAAGAAAATAGTAATATAATACATATTGACTTTAAAACTAAAAAAAGAAATAATCCTTGAGACACTTAGAGTATATGAAAATGAGAGCAAAACAAGCAGAGCAACAGTCTGATCACAAAGAGATCATGGACATGGTTAATCACCCACCACATTACAACAAGGCTGGCATTGAAACAATTGATGCTATTATGGCTGCTACTGATGGTGGTTTTGAGTATTACTTACAAGGTAATATCATCAAATATGTTTGGAGATATCGGTATAAAAATGGTGTTGAAGATTTAGAAAAGGCACTATGGTATCTCAAGAAGTTAATAGAAACAAAAAAGGATGACACGAGTTAAAATATTGATTACAGTAAAAGTAGATCACGAAGAGTACACAATACCCTCTGACGGTAATCTAGCAGCGGAAATAGAAGATTACGTTAGGGACATAATACATGAGGTTGATGGTTTAAAAATAACCAGTTTAAGAATAGTTACAGAGGATACATAAATGATTAACAACTACCTACCAACAGATTATCAAAACTTTATTGCTTTATCTAGATATGCTAGATGGAAAGATGATGAACAACGCAGAGAAACTTGGATTGAAACTGTTGATAGATATTCAGATTACATGTGTAATCATTTATGGAGTAAACATAATTATACAGTCACAAAAGCATTAAAAGAAAAGATAAACGATGCTATTGTATCTTTGGGTGTTATGCCTAGCATGAGAGCATTGATGACTGCAGGTGTTGCTTTGGACAGATGTCATGTTGCTGGATATAACTGTAGCTACATACCCGTTGATAGTCCTCGTAGTTTTGATGAGTGTATGTATATTTTAATGTGTGGCACTGGTGTAGGCTTCTCTGTTGAAAGAGAAAATGTAGATAAACTACCTATTGTCAACGAACATTTTGAAGGTAGTGAAACTGTAATAACAGTAGCAGATAGCAGACCCGGATGGGCAAAAGCACTTAGAGAGATGATAGCCATGCTTTATGTGGGTCAAGTGCCAAAGTGGGATGTGTCACAGATAAGACCTGCAGGTGCAAGATTAAAAACATTTGGTGGTAGAGCATCAGGTCCTGCTCCATTAGAAAACTTATTTAATTTTTGTATTGAAAAGTTTATGGCTGCAAGAGGTAGAAGATTATATCCAATAGAGTGTCACGATATCATGTGTAAGATTGGTGAAGTTGTAGTTGTGGGTGGTGTTAGACGATCAGCACTTATATCTTTATCTAATCTTGGCGATGATCAAATGAGACATGCTAAATCAGGAGAATGGTGGGATGAACCCGAAAGAAATATTAAAAGAGAAGGACAAAGATCACTAGCTAACAACTCTGTTGCATACAAGGGTAAGCCTGAAATGGGCACATTCATGAGAGAGTGGACTGCTTTGTATGAATCAAAGTCAGGGGAACGTGGTATATTTAACAGAGAGTCTGCTAAAAAGAAAGTTAACGAGAATGGCAGACGTAGCTCTGATCATCAGTTTGGTTGTAATCCATGTAGTGAGATTATACTTAGACCATATCAGTTTTGTAATTTAACAGAAGTGGTTTGCAGAGAAACAGATACATTAGAATCATTAAAAAGTAAAGTTCGCATAGCTACAATATTAGGAACTTTCCAATCAACTCTTACTGACTTTAAATATTTAAGAAAAATATGGAAAGATAATACTGAAGAAGAAAGATTGTTGGGTGTTTCACTAACCGGGATACTTGATTGCCCTATTCTTAGACCTAATAATACTAATTTAAAAGATACATTAGAACAGTTAAGAACTGTAGCAGTAGAAACAAATAAAAAGATAGCTAAAGATTTGGGTATACCACAATCAACTGCTATTACTTGTGTTAAGCCTAGTGGCACTGTTAGTCAACTTGTTGACAGTGCTAGTGGTATTCATGCTAGACACAATCCTTTCTACATTAGAACAGTTCGTGGTGATAACAAAGATCCTCTAACACAGTTTATGCAACAAGTAGGTATTCCTATTGAGCCTGATATGGGTAAGCCTGATAGCGTTTCTGTGTTTAGCTTTCCTATGAAGTCACCTAACGGTGCAGTGACAAGAACTGAAATGACTGCTCTAGAACAGTTAGATTATTGGCTTTTATTTCAGAGACATTGGTGTGAACACAAACCATCTGTTACTATTTCAGTGAAAGAGAATGAGTGGATGGATGTAGGTGCATGGGTATACAGAAACTTTGATGAGGTTTCAGGTATATCATTTCTACCTTTTAGTGAGCATACATATCAACAAGCACCTTATCAAGATATCTCAGAAGAAGAGTATAATAAGTTAATGAAGAAAATGCCTAGCACAATTGATTGGGGCATGTTAAAAGAGTTTGAGAAAGAAGATACAACTACGGGGAGTAAAGATCTTGCGTGTGTCGCAGGAGCGTGTGAAATAGTTGATATAGAAGGAAGATAAGATGAGAGAGATGCTACTAAGTGCATTAAAATCCTACTACGTAGGCAACATTAACAAACACATAGCTAATGTTGAAATTTATCTGAGAACATCTGTTGGTATTGGGGAGCACTCTGATATACAAGGCTCTATAGATAAAGAGTTAGAGGAGATAGACAAGTATGATGCTAGATTATCTATGATCTTAAAATACTTGGAGCGACCTACACAAGATAAACCTAATGAAACAAAAGAAAAAAGTTCTAAGTAGACAAGAAAGAGGTTTGGGTAAATATGATGCCCCATTAAAGTTGCAATTTAATCAAGGCATGACAGGATTTAAATTTAATAAAGT